GTTTGCTGAGGAGAAGTGGGGTATACCAGATGAGGTTTACTATTATGAAGACCAACAGTGCAAGAATAACAGAAGAAAATTTGCAGGTCAAGATCCTCAGGAGATTCGGTTTAAATATCCCTTACGACATTGCAATCATCATTTGTCTCATGCTCGCTATGGGTACTGGACTAGTCCTTACGTAAACTGCACTGTCCTTGTCATCGATGCTATCGGTGAGTGGGATACCCTGACAAAATGGAAAGTCAGGGATGGCAGATTCCAAAAACTAAAGAACTGGTGCTATCCAAAGTCCTTGGGTTTATTCTACTCAGCCATGACACAGTCAGCAGGGTGGAAACCAAATGAGGAAGAGTACATCCTCATGGGTGCCTCAGCAGTTAAAAAGCATAAGCTAGAGAATTACAATCTCGTCAGAGGTATGTGGGATGAAAAGGTAAACTTCCACCGAGGTGTGGAGTTGCGCATGGATACGTTTGAGATTGCATCGATCGCCCAGCAGATTTACGAGGAAGAATTTAGAAAGATTGTCAATGAGATTGATGACGATATCGTACTTGTTGGAGGGTGTGCACTGAATGTATCAGCAAATAGATTTTTATCAAATGCATTTATACCTCCGAATCCTGGTGATGGTGGCTCAGCGATAGGTTGCGTAGTTAGCCAGAAAATTTCACCAAGTCCATACATTGGATACGAAATACCAGGCAAGTATCCTGTCACAGAAATCATCAAGGAACTGAAGGAGACTGGCTGGGTTGGAGTGGCAAATGGTAAGGCAGAGTTTGGGCCAAGGGCACTTGGCAATCGATCACTGCTCGCTGACCCACGTGTTCCTGAGATAAAGGACAGACTGAATAAGTACAAGGGCAGAGAAGAGTTTAGACCAGTTGCCCCTATGATTCTCAAAGAAGATGTGAGTGAATACTTTCATGACGGTATGCCTTCACCATTTATGAATACAGTCCGTCAGGCAAAAAGAGGTGGGCCATGGGTTCACCTTGATGGTACGTCAAGACTACAGGAAGTCACAGAAGAACCACATCGTACACTGCTACAGGAGTGGAAAAAGGAGACAGGCAGTTCCCTTCTACTAAACACTTCACTAAATAAAAGAGGAACTCCTATGATTAATACAAAGGAAGACATGAAAAAAGAATTTAAGGACGAAGGTGGGGAGCATCGGAAAAATGCTCCCCATTGCCTCTGACCAAAACCATTAACTAAGGAAGAACTCGAAGAGGCGATACGTCTCTGGGAACTAAGAGGGGGAATGTGAAAACATTTGGAAGCAGACTGATCGAAGACATCGTCGCATATCATGTCGATAACAAGATTCCATTATTTGAGAATCAAATGCGACCTTTTTCAGACAGTTATTTTCAGTTGTTTCGTGAAGTACGAAACCTTTATCGTGAAGGCAAATATGAACCAGTTGACTCATTTGAGCAAGATCTACTTGAGTCAGATATTGGAGAGGTTCTAATTATCGATGGGAAAAAGGTTCCACTTGACCATATCATTGAAGAACCAGATAAGGATGTTGAGTTAAATAAACCAAAGGCAGGTGGAGACAAAAAGTATTACGTTTACGTTCGAGATCCACAGACGAAAAATATCAAAAAAGTTCAATGGGGAGATACATCAGGATTGAAAGTAAAACTAAACGATCCTGCTGCACGTAAATCATTTGCTGCGAGGCATAAGTGTTCCACAAGGAATGATAAAACATCTGCTTCGTACTGGGCATGCCGTATGCCAAGATTTGCAAAGTCACTCGGACTCAAAATTGATTCACCTTCAGGATTTTGGTAATGAGACCTTATAGTGATGTATACATTGGAGGGTTAGTTCGGAATCGCATTTTCCATGACCCTACGCCAGAATTGTATGAATGGCATAAAGACAGGTATGATAGAGAAATAGTTGTTCTGGAATCAGGTGACGGGTGGAAATTCCAGAAAGATCATGAGACACCTTTTCTCCTGTATCCAGGAGTTGAGTTTGAAGTGAAGGCATTAGAACATCATAGGGTGATCCCAGGAAACGGCACCCTTGTACTACAAATCAAAGAGGACACAGTTACGCTATGAAAAAGTATAAAGAGTTTATGTCCGAAAAAGATGCTATGCATGGACAACCTCATGGTTATGGTAAAGGCATCAAGGGCAAGGACGAGAAAAACCAAAAAAATGCTTTCGATAGAAACAAAGATCGATACGCGAAAAATCCTGATGATCCCAAAGCATTTGAACCAACAGCAGTTGACAAGAAGATCATGAAGAAAAGGGAAAAGGGTGAGATGCCAGATCATCCCAAGTCCAAATATACTGAGGACAAAGGACCATGCTGGGATGGATACAAGCAAGTCGGCATGAAGAAAAAGGGTGGTAAGCAGGTGCCAAACTGCGTGCCAGAAGAAGTTGCTTTAGACGAAAATGCCGAGGCACTTAAGAACAAGGCAAAGGAATCAGGTGAACCTTTGGAAGATCTCAAAAAGGTTTACAAAAAAGGTCTTGCTGCGTATGCGTCAGGTCATCGTCCTGGCATGACACAGCATCAGTGGGCTATGGCTAGAGTCAACTCTTACATCAAAGGTGGCAAAGCACGTACAGTTGATGCTCATGTGAGAAAAGAATCCAACAAAAGAAAACTTTCCAAAAAAGCACGTGCCGTTCATGCAACTATTGGCGTACGAGGGTAGATATACTTTACAGCATTCTGATGATTATTTTATAGAGTACATGAATGGTACAAAGTACTCTGCCCAGTGGATGCATGATGTTGACAATGGTGATGATTGGTATGACCCTCATTGGAGAGAAGAAATTCCTAGATCAAAGTATAACATCTTCTGTTATCGATACTTTGGCAAACTACCTTGGCTGAGTTGGAACAAACACATCACCAGTTTGATCCTGCTCGGCATACCCCTACTAATCGTAAAACTACTACTTAACTTGACTTTCTTGAAAAAGAGTGTATAATATGTTTAATCGTAATTATATATTGCCCGAGGACTACATCAGTGCCAGTGAATTTTCTAAGCAAGTTCAAAAAATGAAATCTCAACCTGAGTACAACCCTAAATACATTTTGAAATGCGATGCTGGCGAGTATGCCACAGACAGCATTTTACATCTCGTGTGGGAAATTTTTACCCACCGACTCGGACATTTTCTCAAAGGTGAGGGATTCCGAGACTGAGACGCCAAATGGGTCTCATATTATTAACACTGCCAATAAGGAGTGACTATGTATACTTACCGCAATCAGTGGTCTACCCAATTTCCTAACGATTTCAACAAGGCATTGAACAATGCAGTTGGATTTGATAATATGATTCAGAGACTCTTTGAGGTATCTGATACCATTTCCGGAAAGGGTAACCAAAACTACCCACCCTATAATTTGTTGAGAGAAGGGGAAACCTATACTCTCGAAATGGCTCTGGCTGGATTCCACAAGGATCAGTTGGAGGTAAAGTTTGAAGAAGGAGTCCTAACAGTTGGGACTACAAAGGGATGGGAACAAGACCTCGATGAGGAAAAGTATGTTCATCGTGGCATTGCGGCACGTACGTTTACCCGCAAGTTTACCCTGTCTGACGATGTTGTCGTGAAGGGAGCAGACTTCAAAAATGGTTTGCTTATTATTACTATGGAGCGCATCGTGCCTGATGAAAAGAAGGCAAGAGTAATTCCGATAGGGGAATCGGACTCAAAGTCAGAAAAGGTATTTCTGTCTGAAGAGACCAAGTAATCTGTGGGGGAGGGCAACCTCCCCTTTTATAAGGAAATCATGCGCATCAGTCCTAATTTTACATTAAACGAACTTACAAAATCGAGCACAGCAATGCGACTCGATATTGACAATACTCCCTCAATGGAGCATCTTGTTGCTATGACAGCACTTTGTCACAAGATCGCTCAACCCATTCGTGATGAGTTCGGTGTAGTGACCGTAAATTCATGTTATAGAAGTCCTGACCTCAACAAAGCAGTAAAAGGTTCTGGTAAGTCTCAGCACTGCAAAGGTCAAGCGATTGATTTGGAAGTTATGAGGACTCCAAATGACGAACTAGCAGCATGGATATACAACAATCTAGAATTCGATCAACTCATTCTTGAGTACTTTGATCCGAAAGCAGGCGATCCGAATATGGGTTGGGTTCATGTGTCTTACAATCATGAGGCATCTGAGCAAAGAAAGAACTCCATGCTAATTAACAGAAATAGCAATGGATACCAACCATGGGAACCAAACTAGCAGAAACGCAAATTAGGTTTTTACAAAAAATAGACTTGACTTTTTGTCGTTGGCGTAGTATAATTAATAAGCGAATAGAAAAATTGAAAGAGGAACAACGAACCGAAGAATAATGGACTTCTACACATCTGTCTCAAAAGATGGCAACGACATTGTCGTACGAGGATACAAAAATGGTCAACGTATCAAAAGACGTATCCGAAACTATGAACCTACCATATTTGTCCCCGATTCTTCGAAGACATCTAAGTGGCGCACTACCGATGGTAAGTGCGTCGCTCCCCTTCAAGTCGGTAATACAACAGAACTAAACAAGTGGAAAGAGAAGTACAAGGACGTAGAAAATTTCCACATCTATGGGTATGAGAGATATGCCCAGCAGTGGATCACCGAAAACTTTCCACCAGAGATTGAGTTTGACTTTTCATTATTCCGAACTGCCTTTATGGACATCGAGGTTTCGTCCGAAGAAGGTTTCCCATCTCCAGACCAAGCCAACTATCCTGTAACTGCTATCACGATTTGGTTGCAGGGTAAGTACTACATCTGGGCCACTCAGGAGTGGGAGAACAAGAAAGGTCTGAACTGTGAGTTTTTCCTCTTCAAAGACGAAAAGGTATTGCTCGACGACTTTATAATGCGTTGGGCACAACTTGATATCGATATCGTAACTGGCTGGAACGTCAGATTCTTCGACCTTCCCTACCTCTATAATCGTATCTCAAAACTGCTTGGTGAGGGACACAACAAAAACTGGTCACCTTGGGGTAGATCTTCGGTTAGAGAAACTCCAGGATTTGCTGGCAAACCTCAGAAGTACATTGACATTCTTGGCATCGCGACACTTGATTACATCGAGTTATACAAGAAGTTTACCTACACAAATCAAGAGTCCTATCGACTCGACCACATTGCAAATGTCGAACTAGGGACGGGTAAACTTTCCTTTGAGGAGTACGGCAGTCTTCATACACTCTGGAAGCATGACTATCAGAAATACCTTGACTACAATATACAAGACGTAGACTTGGTGGTGCAACTGGAGACTAAGATGAAACTAATTGAGACTGCCGTTACTCTGACAATGTCAATGAAGTCTATCCCTGATGCCTGCTTTACTCAGGTTCAGATGTGGGACAACAAGATCTATGATGTCCTTTGGAGACAGAACATCGTCGTACCTCCTCGCAAGGCGAATGAACGTGATTCTGTTGAAGGTGCATTTGTCAAGGAAGTTCACCCTGGTCTATACAACTGGGTCATGTCCTTCGACTTGAATAGTCTGTATCCTCATCTCATCATGCAGTACAATATTTCACCTGAGACTTATCTCGGTGTTGACGAAACTCCTGGCGTACAGGCAATGCTCGATCGAAAAGTCAAGCGACCTGTGGGATTTACTATGACTCCCAATGGTGCCAAGTTTCGTACTGATGAAAAAGGTTTTCTGCCAAAACTGATGCAACAGTTTTACGACGATCGTAAAGTGTTC